CCTGCCATTAGAATCACCAACCATTCACTGATATAATGGCCTGCGTGTAAGCACTTTCATTGTCCAGCATATTAGTTTTCTTTACTTCGTACAGGTTATTGAGATAAGCCGAAGTCGCAGGCTCGGTTTTAGCTGCTACCAGGCTAGCCACACCCAAAGCAAGGGCATAAGCGCCGTCCGGGGTAGCGTCTATTAACTGCGCATCGTCCGTAGCTTCAACACCGATCAAGGTTATCAAGGCAGGCTTGCGGTAGTAGTTAAGCAGCACTTCCCCCTCCTGATAACGGTTAAGCCCAATCTTCCTGTTTGCCAGGTCTATGATATGCCCTACATTCGGAACCCATTGCCGCTGGTCTTTGCGTATCATAACGTTCTCAACGTCCAGGTAATCAACAGGCAAGTCAAACAAAAAGTGCGGCCTGTGCTGCTGCACGTCCTCTGCCGTAGGGAAGGGATAGGGGTAAAGCACATAGTACCGGTAGTTATAAACATAATCACCGGAGAAGTTAAGCCTTACCCGGTTGGTAGCACTCGAAGGGGTTATAAGCCCCTTGTATTCCGTAAATTCCGGTTTGGTTTCGGTAATAGTAATAGTCGTCAAATTCAACCATGCACCGATTACATACTCATCAATCGTCACCGTAGCCGGGCCTTGTACCTCAAAGAAGTAAGACTTCGCCCCTGTAAGTTCTATGGCGAAGTCCTGCCCCGGCAAATGGGTTTTGATACTTGAAGTATCACGGCTGAGTTCATTGTAAACCGGCTTCACCACATAGCTTTTACTGGCCCGTAATTTGCCTGTAGTGGTCGCCAAATCCATCAATTCGGTATTGATAAAACTTTCGATTTTAAGGCGAATATCAGCGGTTTTGGAAGGGGCCAGTTCTTTGCCGCGAGTTGAATATTTGTTTAAAAGCTGTAAAACCTGGTCTTTTAGCTCTCCATAATTCACGGGGAACGCACCCCCTTCTAAACATCAAAATAAAGCACCGCAACATCAGTTCCGGTAGCATTGGAGATAACAGACAGGTTGTCTCGTACCGTCATTTTGATAAGCAGTACAGTCCCGGCAGGTATCAGAAATCCGTTATTAGCTGTCGCGGTTTCCGCAGGATTGATATACAGCGGCTGCGCGCCGGTATTAGCTATCATAAAGGGCCTGCCGGCGACGGCGATATCTACCGCGGTTCCTTTTACTCCCGCCTTCACTTCTACTTTTTGCGCCGTATAGGTACTTCTCAATTCACGCACCTTCTTTCTTGTGTTTTCGGGCACAGGCCAGAAGCGAACCCTTGTTGTCGTAAGTCCGGCCGCAAACTTTGCAGGTGTAAGCAGCAGGCTTTTCTTCCGCTGTCTGCTCAGCTGCTGCAGGCACCGAAAGCCTTTCATTTATTTCCTGCAAGGTTTGGTAAATTGCCCAAAGTATCTTTGTATCACTGTTATTGAGTATCACATCGTCGCGGGTTAACACGGTTATCACCCCTTCTCACCCTCACCACACCCAGCTTTTAAGCATGTAGTTTACGTCCTGTAAGGCTCCGTCGTAAGTATTCATGAATGCTTTAGCCTGTTCTATCTGCGCCTGGTACTCGGCTTTCTTCTGCTCCATTTCCTGCTTGCGGGCCAGAAGCTTAGCTCTGAACGCGTCCTTCTTCTCGTCCTCAAATCCATACAGGAATACGGCTTTAAGCAAGTCGGACTCAGCCGGAAGGTAGAAGTTAATGCCTTTGCCCTCGCAGTAGCCTATCATGTACTCGCAGGAAGGCCTTTGCTCGCTATACTCGGTTCCTACAGCCATATCTACGCCGTAAACCGATATGTCGGTATAGCCCTCGTAAACCGCCAGGGCTATCATGTAGGATACGGTATTGGTAAAGTACCGTCGGGGAAACATTGCCAGCACTTCTTCCAGCGGGTATCTCACGGCGTTTGGTATCTCCGGGTATACTTCCTGCATATACACCGGGATTTTAAGCCCCTGCAAGTACTCAAGATAGCCGTTTGGCATAGTCTTAATTACGTTCAGGGCATGAATATCAAAGTGCCGGGTTATGTTGGTTATGGCCGGGAAGTCAATCATACTGTAAACGCCGTTCAGTATCCATAGCTCATAGCCCGGATTGTTAAACGGGGCCAAGTGCATACTGCTTGGGGCTGTGCCGATAATAGCCAGTTTATTCTTCAAGCTGATCTCTCCTTATGATAAAAAAAAGGGGACTAGCGTAAGCCCCCCGGGTGGATTGATCTCTAAGATAATGCCACACTGCCATTGTTTACATTGATAAACCAGCGTGTAGTTGATAGGGCCACCAGCTCCAGGGAGTCGCCAGCGCCGTTAAAGGTTGCCGTTCTATGGCTCCCGTCAAAAGTGCAGGTGGTAGAGCCGGTTTTTACCACGCAGGTGTTTGCCGTACTGCCTGCGGTACAGATTATCATTTTCCTATCACCGGCGGCGGTCGGGTCGGCAAGTACATAGTTCTTCGCGCCGCTGGCAGAAGCCACTGTGGTTATCCCGGAATTAGGGATAGCGGTTCCTGTACCGGTACTGCCTGCAACAGCAGCAAGTGCATCATTAATCTGTGCTGCAGTTTTAGTTACTTGGATACCGGCTTGAAACAGGTTGCCATTGCTATCGGATATTTGTACTTCAGAGCCATTAGCCCCGGCATACAAGCCGTTAATGCCAGAAACTTTGTTGAAATGAGTTATTCCAGCCAACTTGTTCACCTCCATAAAATAAGGCAGGGTGAGCATTAACCCACCCCAAACGTCAAAAAATAGTAAAGTCCCGCTAAAAGCAACAATTATCGGGGCTAGGAAGGTATCGAGAAGTGGAACGGTCTCCAGTCGTACATACCAGCTACGTACCACATAAGAGCGCCAATGCGCCAGGATTCGATCTCTTCATTCTTCCAGCTCTTAATCTCATAGTCCTCTTTGCCCGGTAGACGGTTAATCCACTTAGCGGATTCCTTGGCCGCCTCGCTGTCGATAACTGCCCAGGGATAACCGGTTTTAGTTGACTGTTTCTTAAACTGCTTCCAAACTATCAGCTTCATTGAGCCGTAGTATATATTGGGGTTATTGTCCGCAGTATCTACCTTGCCGGTGCCGCCGATAATCTCCAGGGCACGTTTACGTAGGTAAGTCGGGACTACCAAAGTATCAGGCTGCAGGTTGGCGTCGTTCCCATTTTCGTCCTTCAGGTCATACATGGCCTGGCAAGCCGCTTCCAGGTTCTCCTCGGTAAGTTCCAGCGCAGACAGGTTGCTCTGAGTGCTGCTGTAATTTGCCGAAGTATGAGCGGCATTAGCCAAACTCTTGCCATCGGCGGTAAGCGTCCAGTTCAGATTCACGCCGTTAACGTCATAACCGGTCTTATCGGCATAGGTAAACAGTCCTGCAGCGCAAGCCTCTTTAACCCGGGCAGCGGCCAGGGCGAATTTGCCGTGGTCGGTTTTAAGGTTTATCAGCTTGGCATTTTCCAGCAGGAACCTGTCATAAGCCATACCTGCCTGCCAAACCATAGGAATCCAGATTTTAGTATTGCCTTCCTTTTGTTCGCCGTAAGTGTATTCCCCATCCCATTTGGTAAACTCAGGCGCGCCGGTCAGTTCGGAAATAGCCTCTGCCGCGTTGGAGGAACGTTCCAAAGAGAATAATTCCGGTATCATGGACTGTTTAATCGCATCGGTATATTTGTCTACCCAGTATTCAAGCAGCGGGTATTCGTACAACCCGACTAACTTCTGGAAATTTCCACTTGATTGAATATTTACTGCCATTGTCTATTTCGCCTCCCTTATATCGTGGTGAAGTTTTTATTAGCCACCATTAGGACTGTCAATCCGGTAGTGTCTTGGCTGATAATCCGAAGGTGGCCATCATTTGCAGTTGAAGCCGCGTTTACGTTTTTTCCATCAGCGTCAAGTACGGCGGTAGTTAAACCAGTTTTAAATGACGCACCAGCAGTTCCGGTATAATCGCCCTTGATCAAGTCTCCGGCCTTAACCAGTTCCACTATAGGGGTACCTCCAGCAGCCGCCCCCTTAAGGCAAACACCTTCCAGATTCTTGTTGGTATCCGCTTTGGCCCAAGCATTGCCGGTAAGGTAGCAACCTTGTCCTGCTTCCAATGCTCCGGTGGTACTAGCCTTGATGGTGTCTATTAACTGGGCATGGTAGTACCCATTGATAGAGCCTATAATCTTTAGAGCCATGTTCTTTAAGCCTCCCTTAAAATAAAATTAGCGGGGTTCTTTATCCCCGCTTCTGTCGTTGGTATCTCGCTTCTCGCTGTTTTGCTTCCTTGTCAGAGAACCCTAAAGCCCTCCAAACCTGCATTTTTTCGTCCGATATGTGTATCTGCTTGCCTATGCCGGAACCACCGCCTTTTTCGCTATCCAGGTGAGCCTTAGAATTGATTTCCCGGGTAGCCTTTTGAGCCCCCTTGCCTTTAGCAAAATCAATTACAGCGTCCTCATTAGCCGCTAACCATGCAGCCTTAAGCGGTATTCCCTGATTCATTAGTGCAACGGTTTGAGCATCTAAGTTCTCAATGTCCGGTACCAAATCAGCATATTTTTCACGCAGATACTTGTGGTCAGTCAATACCTGGTTTATGGCAGCTTCCTTCTGCTGTTGCTCACTTTTTTGCTGCTCCTGCTTTTCCCGTGCGGCCAATCTGTCCTCCAATGCTTGCATTTTTAAAACATTAGCTACGTTATTGGCTTCGACAGTAGCCATTCTGTGCGCTACCTGCTGGTCGTAGCCTTGCTCGATAAGCTGCTGGTAAGTCTGCTGGTAAACCGCTTGCGGCCTTTGCTGCATTTCCTGCTGCCTCTGTGCTTCTTGCCGCTTCTGGTCTTGTTCTACTGCCACCATGTATTGTGCCTCGGTGAAAATGCCATGGGATTTACCGAATTTATCAGCATAAAACTGGTCGCGACGTTTTTGGTCATCTGCCAGCTTGCGTTCCGCTTCTTCTGCTTTCCTCCGCATTTCAGCAAAGGCGGCGTTAGCTTCCGGGGATTGCTCCCGCTTAACCGATTCCGGCACTTCCTTGGGAGTGCTTTCTTCTTCCTTGTCAGCGTCTACAGCCTGCATAGTTTCATCAAAAAGTACTTGTTTTTCGCCAATGTTGATTTCGTGACCGTCATCGTCAGGAAAATCATCGGTTACATTTACGTCATTGTTGGTAGGTTCCGAAGTAGCGGCGGCCTCATCATCGGCAAAAAGCTGTAAATCAAAATTCCAGTTACCTTCTTCCAGGGCCGCGACTTCTGGAGCTTTAGCGCGTAAATTCATTTGGTTTATACCTCCTAAAAAATTAGTGCATGATACCCTATCGCTGGGAAGTTAAGGCTATTTGCCCGCGTTCTTTCCGGGCAGTCCTCTCAAATCGCCTTTGCTTTTAATCTTTCTGGTTGCATCAGCATCACGTTTACCGGTGCCAATGTCGTACTTGAAAGAAGCACTAACAGGCATAGCTTTTGGTAAGTTTTTAGCCATTTCGCTGTCACCTCCTCATAATGGATTTGGTTAGGTAATCCCCGGTGGCGAACTCCAGGGTGCGCCGTGTAGTTACTAGCCCGATATGGGCATAGAAAAAGCCCCAAAAGCGGGGCGGGTAATCTGGTTATTGTGCTTGCATGGACATGCAATCTATTTCAGATACATTGATATAAACTAATTCGGTGTTATTGTCAGCATTAAAGATTCTCTCTGCACCATCACGATAAGTAACCATACAGCGTTTTATGTTATCGTATCTCTTGCCATCGCTTAGAATTATCGTCATTTCTCTAATCACCACCTTTCAGAAAAATAAAAAAAGGCGGGAAGCATAGAACAGAACAGACTACCTCTAGCCCGCTTTGCTCTATACTCCCCGCCGGTTTTCCTGGTCGGGAAATAAGTATTAAATTAATTAGCAATTAACCTCTCTAAAAACTTGACTGCTATCTTATTGGCTAATTCATGGCTTATGTCTGAATTATCCATGATAGTACAGGCTATATTGCTTTGCCAGCCATAATAATAACTTCCTGGCGATTTGTCCTCTTTTAATGCTTTGGTTACTATCTTCATGGCAATGGCAACAGGATTCCTTAAATCTTCTGTTTTAAGCTCAACATTCGTATACCGTGGCTCTTTGGGCACACATTCTTTGTGGTGGCACACTAACTCAAAATGTCCTGGACTATGGCACTCACATTCTATATCATATCTGAAATAAGTTCTCTGCAATAACCCTTCTTTGCCGCATACAGCACATTTACCGTACTCCTGCTCTCCCATTATGTTTTCCTCCTTAATCCTTGCTTACCTTATCGCCAGTTTTTCGGTATCATGGTTTCGTTGTATCCCCATTTTGCCTTACATTGCCGATTAGTACACTGTGCCATTTGCTTTCTAATGCCTTCTGCTCTGTCAGCGCAATGGTCCCATTCTCCCAAAGGACTGCCGCAATATGGGCATTTATGATACCTCTTTACACATTCGCCCAAATATATCTGGTCGTTAGATACATATTCACGGATTTCTTCTGGTGTTCCCTCAAAAACATTACCCCGTATGTTTACCTTCATATAAAATTCCTCCTCCGTTTTCGGTTATGGGCTTACCTTAATATCCGGTGCAGGGGTTATCATTACCACCGCACCACCTTTTTTAACTATTGTCAGCTTACCCCAGTCAATCCGGCGCAGTTCCTCGATTACGCGGGTTTCTTCGGGGAATAGGTCGGTTGTTTGCAATTATAAAACCTCCTTCACGGCCTGCCAGAGTGCGTCTATGAGTTCTTTGCTATAAAAATGTTTGGTGTTTAATTCGGATTCATTTATACATTCTCCATCTGCCCACTTATATACAGGCATTACGTCACCAATTATTGCTACGTGCCATTGTTTTTTAGGACAATTAACTAAGCACTTTGTCCCTAACAACTCAATGCACTGGCCTATAGATAAAAGAGGCGACGCTTCTTTTGACGGGATATAACTTTCTCTTTCTATCGAGCCTATATAGCCATCGCCATCGGCAAATTCTTCATAATAAACGTCAAACTGCTTCGGCTTCCACCACGCCCTAAGTCTCTCCTGTTGCTCCGGGCTGAGTTCCTTTAATTGCTCAACACTAATCCTCTGTTTCATGCTGGTTCACCGTCCTCTAAGCATTTACAAGTATTTTTCTCCTGCAACTCTCTTACGCGGGGAACTGCAAAAGCTGGAATGCTAAATAATGAATCTATATTTATCTTATCAAAATCGTCTCCTATATCCGCATATTTCTTTTCGAGCAATTCCCGGGCTACTTTTTCGGCTATTTCGTGGTCACATTCGCAGCGAATTTCAATTTCTATTGTTCTTACCGGCACCAATAAATCCATAATCCTTTGCTTGTCCATCGGGTTTTCCCTCCTCCTAATTTATGCCCCCGGCTCCCACCCCAGCACGAATCATACGCATAGCCCGGCATGTCTCCAAGTCAGGCGCGCAATGAACAGGGCAATTTCCCACTAGACCTTGCCGTTTTTACCGTCCGCAATATTAAGGGGCTTCAATTTGCCCCCTGGAAATACTTATGGTGGGAAGGGCTGGACTCGAACCAGCACAGGCCGTGCCCGCCAGATTTACAGTCTGGTGGTTTATCCAATTCACCCACCTTCCCATATGTGTGAGTAGCCCAGGGACTTCCACCCTGAGACAGCAGCTTTTATCAACCCGGTGAGAATTTATCTTCCTTCTGGTATCTGCCTTATGCCCCTCAAAGCGTCTTTAACGAGTATTCCGCCACTACTCACACATAGTCAAATCCCGAAGGTATCTGCTATCGTTCTACCGGATTTTTACTTTACAACCGTATTGCCCAAATCTGCTGTTTTTCACAACCAAATTACCCGGTTAGGTTAAATTTCACAACCGGCATAATAAAACCCCGCTACCATCGGCGCGGGGCTGGGTCACATATAGCCTGGTTTCACCGCTGTATTGTCGGGTGTCATTGGGCATCACCTACCTATCCTTATACTGCCTATGGCTTCTGTTAGGGCCAAGGCGATTAAAAACGTCCTCCATGGGTGGGCCATACACCATTCAGCCATCTAACCACCTGCCTTGCGACTCAGTTCCACTAGTGCGGTAGAAATAGCATGTATAGCCTGTTCCTGCGCAGTTCCTTCTGGTGTATCTGGTTCTTGGTCGAACATGGACATGTGAAGGTGCAATAACTCATGCACCAAACTAACTTCGTGGTCTTGCGGAAAATGGTCGTTCTGGTAATCCACTGGGTCTACGAGATGGATAATCGCTATTTTCTTTGTGTTTTTCCACTGCACTTCAGCCTGACAATCCGATTGCAGTTCTCTGGCTCGCTTAATTTTTATAACTATTTCCCAATCCTGCAGCCTGAGTATCTTTTGCCACTCCTGACAGGCTTGTTGGGCTTGTTCTTGAGTTTCATAAATCACACTATCCCTCCTTCTTCCTCCCTCATAAAATTAAAGCGGGTACGGGCAGCGGGAAGGAGGAATAACCGCCGCCCGTGTGGAAGCTAAAAGCTACCCGCCTGTTGTCCTAATATCTGCTGTAACATAGCCATGGCCGCCTCCGGGTTAACCTGCAATAGCTCCATGAATTGTGCCTGTAGCTCCGGGGGTAACTGCGCTATAACCTGCTGCAGACCTATGTCGGGCAGTACATTTGACACCGGCCCCGGCGGTTGCATTGCTCCGTTAATAACAGGCGGTACTCCTGGCCCCTGTGCTAACTGCATTAAAAAAGCCACCTGTTGGTCAGGCGGCAAGGCTAATAACTGCTGCTGTATGTCCGGGGGAAGCTGTTGTATTAACTGCGCTATGTCGGGCGGTAGTTCCCCCTGCATTGGCTCCTGTGGTACCACTGGCATTTCCGGCGGTGTCATACCTCCAGCCATTTCCGGTGGCATAGGTTCTCCCGGTGGCATGGCTCCCGTCTGTGGAGGCGGTTGCTGTGCCTGTTGCTCTATCGTCTCCTGCATATCGTCTATAATATCGTCCAGGTACGGTACACCTATCTTTTTCAGTATCTTCAGCACTCGCAAGTTGGCCGGACTTGCCTCGAATCTGCCCATACCTGCCAAGTCAAGAATAGCCTGCATAATCTGGCCGCGCTGCTGCATAAATCCCCCGTCTGCGCCTATCTCAACGTCATAATCCGGGTAGAAGATATTGCCGGATTTGTCTTTTAACATCGTCAGGCGGTTAAATGTGCCGTATTCAGCCTTATCTTTATCCCCGGATAACCTGAACGGCCTGTCTCCGTCTGCGAAAGCCAGGGCAAAGTCAGCAACAACCTTGTAAAGCTGTTTGTAACTTGCGGCCTTGTATGCGCTGGAATTGCCTATTTTCTTGTTAGCCTGCTCTACATATACCTTTGCTTGCTCCCCACTGGTCACTGACGGCATTTCCACGCCCATAGCGGCATTAGTAGCCCCGGTAAGTAGCTGTAACCACTCTTTTAGTTTTTCAATCCAGAGAATATCGTCGGTTGCTCCTAAGTCTACCGTCCCGTGATAGGTGCCGGTGATAGCCACAACCTCGGTAGTAGGGTCTAAAATCTTCCGGGCGTCATTTTCGTTGTCCACCAGGATCTTCTTGTTACCTCTTAGCCTGCGTTCCTCAGCCTGATAGACAGCTTTCTTAATCGCCTCGTTAAGGTCGTGAATATCCTCCATGAGCGATATGCCCCAGAAGCACTTATCCCGGGGGATATAGGGTTCGTAAACAATATCCCAGCGGGCAGGAACGTAAAACTCGACTTCGGTATCTGTTTCCAAGGCGATAAGCTCGCTGGTACCGTCTGGATTTGTCCGGCGTATCTTTGCGCCAGTCTCCAGCACTTCAGTTTTAGTAGGACTGCCGTTTTCATCCCTGCGCCAGAAAAACTTAGGGACGCTCTTTATGCCCAAATCTCCACTCCACCAAAGCTTACACAAGTCCCCGTCCTCATCCCGGTAGGTAGTTTCGATTATGGTGTACTTCTTAAGCCCGGTGTTTTTGGCTTCACTGCCGGAATAATTGTCGTTGGACGGGAAAGCGGTGTTTTCGCTGTCTAAGTTGTCCAGGTCGTCATAATAGGTTGCTTTGTCCTCCAGGTCTTGCAAGTCGAGCCAGGGCCATTTCCGCACTATCTCCCGGCCAGTATAGTTAACACAGTGGTGGTAGTGCTCTAAATCCTGCAAGCCGGTTGCGCCCTTGTTCGGGATAATATCCTTCGGGTGAGGGTTGGAAAGTTCTATTTCCCCGACATTGCCAGCCCGCTTAATGTTATTGTTCCAGTGTACCTTGCGGAATGTGCCTCCGAATTTCTTTACCCGACGTTCGTCCTGCAGGTTTATTTCTTCCAGGGGAGGCTCGGCGGCCCTTACAACGTAATCCACATAGTTTTTTAAGCACTCGACAGCTTCCTCATCGTCTCCGGCTACTGCCTTAAAATCAGGCTGCGGCACATTGGGGTCAATCAGGCGTTCCACGATCATCCGGGGGAAGTTGATATTAGTCCTCATTTCCCGGTCAGCATTGCGGCCGGTAAGGGTTTGATTATCGAAAACCTTATCCCCGTTGTAAATGCCTTCCCACCTTACAAAGTTTTCGTCCCACTCGGCTTTTGCCCGCCTGTCTATCTCGAATTGCTCTTTCCACTCTTGCACCAGGGCTTCCAGTTCTGTTTTTTCTTTCGTTGTTTGCCGTTTTTCGGCCACTTTGTCCACCACCTTTGTAATAAAACCAGGGAGTTTCATGCGGTATCACCTGCCTTTGCAAGTATTCTCAACCTTCGCAATAGCTCTTTTTGTGGGTTGTTGAAGTTTCCGTTTAGCACTGAATGTATTAGTGCTAGGGCTGTTTCTTTGGCTTCTTCTGGCGAGTAATCCGTATTGTCCAGTAAATAGGCTACCGTAGGCCAGTAAAAGAAACTTCTCATGTTCCCCCTCCTTCCTGGCAAAAAAACACCCATGCGGGTGCGTGGGGTTGTTCTCTATTCGCTTTCTGCCTGCTCTATTAGGTACTTGGCCATGTTCCGAACCAGGTAATAAAACTCGGGTTCCACCGGTTTTTTACAGCACTGATATTGCTCATCTAATTTCTGGAGACATTCGCGCATAAGGTTGATTCTGTGGCTTATGCCGTTTTGCTCGGGCGGCTTGGTCGTTTCCCGCGCCGGTACTGGTAGCCACGGTAATTCTGCACACTCTGCCCTATATCGGTCACATGCCGCCATATCTTCGGGGTATTTGATCATTTGAGTTTCCTCCCTCCTATCTTTCGTCCTGCCATTTCTCGTACTGCTTGGCAAACTCCATATTCTCTATTATGGCCTGCTTCTCGCTTTCGGGGACGCCAGGGGGGAATTCAATCCCCGTTTTCCGGGTTATAGGCGGTCTGCTAAACACTCCATACCTGATACTTTCTGGCCCGTGAGTAACCTCGTGCGGGCTGTCTGCTGCATCCTCCGGGTTGTGCTCATCGTGCTGTAACAGCGGCAAGCACCTAATTAAATTAGTGCAGATATCAAATATCTGTAGTCTTGCAGTTTGTATGTCCTGCTCGTCCTGGTATGGTGTGAGGTACTCCCTTAATATCCTCCAGCCTTGCACCCTGCTATTATTTGCTTTCCTTAGTCCTGTTAATCCGGCCTTTGTCATTATCTCCATGCCGGATTCTCCTGTCTCCTGTCTGCGGTTCCACAAGTCCGGGCTGGCTACTGTGTAGGTAATCTCTTCACCCTCCGGTGTGAGTTCTACTATCTTTTGCGCTGCCTGCGATAAGTTTAGTCCCGGCTGGTGCAGTTCCCTATATATGTAGCACTTCCCATGCAGGTCTACAGCCCACCAATAACAGGCGGTCATGTCTAGGCCGTAGTCCAGGCTGCGGAACCGCCTCCAGTAGTCCGGCAGTTCTATAGGCTTTATGACGTGGATTTCCCGGCGAAATTCGGGGTAGTACTGGCCCTTAAAAACGTCCCAATCTCCGTCAAGTAATGCTCTGCGCTCGTCCTCCGGTAATTGCTCCAGTCTCGATATATAACCCGGGTCAGCTTGCATTAAGAATGTGTTTTCTTGCACTTTTGACGGTATAAAAATTCTGGTTCTACCTGTTTCGTCTGTCCAGGGTTGCCCCGGCGGGTGATTATCTATAAATCTGCCCTTTACCCATGCGTGGCCTACTCCTCCAGGGTTCCCGGTGCTTTTCAACTGTTTTGGAAAATCATTTGCACCACGCAACCGGGAAATTAAGTAAGTATATTGAAATTCAGTGAAATGGGTAAGCTCGTCAAACCGTATCATGTCATATTCAGCCGACTGGTATTTTGTCACGTCGTTTTCTCTGTCGCAGTAACCGAACTCAATCATGGAGCCATTGCGGAATAACCATTTGTGATTCCCGGCGTTGTATTTTGCCAATTCTCGCGGATATAAGGTAACAGATACAAGTATCAGTGACCTTTCAAGCTCCGGGAACGTGCGCCTGAGTAGTAACTGCTTACTGCCGGGGTATTGGCTGGCATAGAGCAGGGAGTCTATGAGCTGGGCATAGCTTTTGCCCCCGCCTGCTGCCCCTCCATAAAATACTTCATCCTGGGCAGCATCCAAAAACATTTCTTGCTTCGCAGTAACTTGTATCTCCATGCTCACGGTGAATCAACTCGCTTGATGGTGATTTGGAAGGGTTCGCCATTGGGGTCGGTGATAGCTGTTTCCCGCTTATCCTTATATTGCTCTGGCAGCCGGTTCTTGAGCATAAATATAGACATAGTGGGATTCGGAGGCATAAATTTTTCTACCTCAACTATCTCTATTCTTTCCTGGTCTTTGCCACATTTTACCTTTATGGCCTGTTCTTCGGTATATCTGAAGCCTGTAGACTGCAGAAAGGCCGAATTTAGCAGTTCTCCATCAGCGACAACCTTGCCCTTTTTTATCGCCTCTTTAAACTCCGGATATTTATTTTTCCAGTCATAGAGAACAGCCAGGCTAACACCCAGCATTTTGGCTATCTCTTCGTTGGTGGAGCCTTGTTTGGCCCAACCAGTGACAGCCTCTAATTTGCTGGGCATATCTAATTCCATCCACTTGCTGGGCCTTGCCATCAGGTTCACCTCCCCTAAAAATCCGCAATAAAAAAGCCCCCGAAGGGGCTGCGACGATTTCTATACTATTTTCTGGCTCTCCGGATGATAATACAGTTCCATTCTGCTGATATCTCTTGTATTAATCATTATTTGAAATCTATTTTCTTTCGCGTGATCAATAATTGGCGTACCTTTATTCGTGTAACTAAATTGTTTATAATTTGATAATATTAAGTACGAATTATTAGTATCCTCCCTTTCCTCGTACCTCTTTATCATTCCTTTAATAATTGTCTTGTCGTTTGGGATAAAAACAGTAGCCCAAAGGCCAAGTTCCACGTCTATAATATCATTGAAAATATTTCCTCGCACAGACTTCTTTATACCTAACCATCTAAGAATCTTAATGAAATTATCGCTTAATATAGCCTTAGATAAGATAAAACCAACAGCTACGGCTATTAATATAATTACAATCCTAGGTATCGGCGCAGATATATCCCCAAAGCAATTTCCCGCCGTAATTAATAAATAGCTCAAGACGATACTTTTTAAAATTAAATTAGTATCCTTATTGAGGTCTCTCGAGAACATAAATCCCATAATCCATAAAACCAAATATCCTGGAACTATGTACATAAATAATACTGGGATTTGTTCCACAAGTATTGCTATGCTCTCCATTTCCTACTTATTCTTCCTGGCTTGTTGGTGGATCCGGAGGAGGTTCATATTTTGCGACTTCAACTTCTACAGAAAAATTATCGTTAATTCTCTTAAATTCAGTGTTTATTTCTTTCTGGTCTTGGGATTCTTCTTTTGACATACTTGCTCGCCTCCTTTTTTACCATTTAGTTGAGACGCCCGTTATACCAGGCATCATTGAATGCATAAATTTTTCTTTAATTGTTGCAATGTTATTAGGGTTAATTATAATGCCATCTATAGTTACTGGTTTGTTTTTATACTGACCATTTTTGTCAGTAAGCATTTTGATTGCTTCTTCTTTGTCGCATCCAAGGATAATTTCTTCGCCATTTGCCATTATAATTAGAGTTTTGCTCATATATCCTCTCCCCCCTCTCTTTTTCCCTGATTCTACCACAAAGGGAGAAGTCCTCCAACCACCTGCCGCTGCTATGCTATTCATGTTTTTTCTTGGTTCCCCTTAACAATCCCTTCCCAT